GGTTAAGAACGTCTGCCCAAGTATTCAGAACTTTTCCTTGACCATCGATGATGGACTGGTTGAAGTTGAACCCGTTAAGGTTGAATGCCATGGTGCTAACACCAAGAGCAGTGAACCAGATGCCGACAACAGGCCACGCAGCGAGGAAGAAGTGCAAAGAGCGTGAGTTGTTAAAGGATGCATACTGGAAGATAAGACGACCGAAGTAACCATGAGCGGCGACGATGTTGTAGGTCTCTTCTTCTTGACCGAACTTGTAACCATAGTTCTGGGACTCAGTTTCAGTGGTTTCACGAACCAGCGAAGAGGTGACCAGAGAACCGTGCATTGCGGAGAACAGGGAACCACCGAAGACACCTGCGACTCCCAGCATATGGAAGGGGTGCATCAGGATGTTGTGCTCTGCCTGGAAGACAAGCATGTAGTTGAAAGTACCAGAGATGCCGAGAGGCATTGCGTCTGAGAAAGAACCTTGTCCAAATGGGTAGACGAGGAACACTGCACTCGCAGCAGCAACAGGCGCAGAATAAGCAACACAGATCCAGGGTCTCATACCCAGGCGATAGGACAGTTCCCACTCACGACCCATGTATGCATAGATACCGATCAGGAAGTGGAAGACTACGAGTTGGAAAGGACCACCGTTATACAGCCACTCGTCGAGCGATGCGGCTTCCCAGATGGGATAGAAGTGGAGTCCAATTGCGTTGGAAGAGGGAACAACTGCACCGGAGATGATGTTGTTACCGTACATGAGTGAACCAGCGACTGGTTCACGGATGCCATCGATGTCCACAGGAGGGGCAGCGACGAATGCTACGACGAAACAGATGGTTGCTGCCAACAGAGTTGGAATCATCAGTACGCCGAACCAACCGACATAGAGGCGGTTATTGGTAGAAGTTACCCACTCGCAGAAATTGTCCCACGAAGAGGTTTGTTGTCTTGAAAGAGTTGTAGCCATTGTTTTGAACAAAAAAGTAAGACCATCAGGGAAATGGTGGAGTTACTATTCCCTCCTCACCCTTAGAGGAGGGTATAAAAGACTGTTTTTTAGACACGCTGTTTAGTCTCGGTCAGGCGTGTGTGGATGGTGAGGAAACCCTCACCCGTCCATGTATTTATATTAAGACGGTTTTCCCTATCTGTCAACCCCTAAACAGTATCGCTCTGTACCAAGTAACACTTTATTCACACATCAAAAAAAATCTACCTCTAAATAAATACAGTCCTAAATCAGGGTGACAGGTATGCGAAGATTTCTTCCCTTAATCATGATTTTGATGGCAGCACCTGCAGCAAATGCAGGGGGTCTGGTTCATAAGATGAGTTCGAGTGTCCAGTTAACTGTAGATAGTGCAAGAACCACCGCAACTCGCTTGGGTTCCCAATACAGCGTATCTGGATCGAACGTAAATACTACAGACGGAACCACAGCAGGAACTGTTTCTGCAGGAACTTTTTCCAGTGGCATCTATGACCCTGGTACAATCTCTGTAACTCAAGCAACTGCAGGAGAAGCATTTTCCTTTAGTTCTTCATTCCTACAAGGTGATGCTGTTCCAACTGCAGCTCCTACTGTAGGTGAGGTTGGTAACTTCTCCAGTCAGACCTCTTACACCGCTGGAACTGCTGGCAGTCTGGCAGGTACTATCGGAACTGACGGTGCTGTTAGCATCACGGCTGGTGGAGCTGGATCTACTGCCGTCGGCCAATTCGTAAGTGAAATTACGGTAATCGACTGATGACTAAACTACAAGAAGCAATCGGTCTCGGATTGATTCTTGGAGTTATTCACGGACTGGTCCAATCTGCTGGAGCAGTCCCGGTGGTCCCGAACTTCACACAAGGTTCGATGACCAGCCACACTGAAACGACTTCTAAGCAAACTGAGACAATCAACTCTATAGACTATGCAACAGGATGGCAATATTCAGTTTCGGGGACAAACGTGTCCAACAACGGAGCGTCACTGCTTCCCCCAACCGTAACAAACAGCGTGAATGTGACTCCTCTCGGAGGAATAGAAGGACAAGTAACAAGTTCAGCAACTGGACTAGACTTCTCCAACTCCAACTTCACTATAACAAATCCAGGGGAAGCATTCCAGTTTACCCAGACTTATCAAGGTCCAGGAATGACGAACCAAACTGTGATTCAAAGAACAACAGAGGTTATAAGCGTAACGGATACCACAAGTATCTTTACCCAATAATCGGGTTGTTAATCGCATCTCCCGTCAGTGCTGCTGATGTGGGAGGTGTTTCTGCGACTGCTAATCCAATCGCAAACAGTTCAGGCTCGGTGACAAATCAGGCGATCCAGGTATTACAAGGCCCATATATTACTAACACATACGGAAACGGAATCAGTTGTCAAGGACCAACTGCTAACTTCACACCTTACATTACACACGCTCGTAATGATAAGGACCCATTTGAAACTCATTACATGGAACCTCAATATGATGCAAGAGATTTTGAGGGTCGCATGGTAGAGGTCACCAAGAATGTCAAGAACTGGCCTTGGGAGACTTGGTATGATGATAGAACTTACACCAACACTGATGGTGATGTAGTCAGAGCATATGAAGATGGTCAAGATATGACTATCACTATCATGGAAATGCAAGGGGATGGTGTTCCCGATAATCCAGGATCACAACTCTGGCAGAAACCAGTTAGAACTGGTATGACAAGAAACTACAGTACCAGTATTGGTCTCTCTGCAACACTGTCTTTACCTCTTGATGGTGGATTACAAGAGCGTTGTAAGCAAGCAGCAGAAACACAGATTGCCCTACAGGGTCAATTACTTGCTAACAAACGATTAGATTTTGAACTTGCGAGACTTAAAAATTGCGGAGAATTATTGCAAAAAGGAATTCGCTTCCATCCCAGAAGTCCTTATAGAAAAATATGTGCTGATGTGGTGGTTCAAAATGTAACTCACATTAAACCACATCGTCACACTATTCCACCTATTTCTTCAACGGTCTCACCGACCTCAGTGCCTTCACAGCCTGGTTCCTCTGGCGCTGCTCAGCAATCTTCTCAGAGACGGACTGTGGCGGGATCTTCTTACCCCTTAAGGTCGCAACCTTCTTCAGGACTTTCTTCACAGCAGGTTTCACCACTCTTAACAAAAGATCAGCAAGAGGTTTTGCGAGCAGTGCCGAAGTCGTGGCAACCACTGCAATCGAAGCCGTAGCAGTCACAGCACCAGCATTAGGAATATTAGAAATGATTTGATCAGTTATCTCTAATTGGTCAGTAACTTCTATACATTCTTTTCCAACTAACTCATAACCAGTAATCTTTTTATTACCCTCTAGGATTTTTCCTATGGGGTTTTTTAATTCTTGTGCTCTAGTAGGACACTGAGGAATCTCTACCTCTGGTGTCTTAGGAACTCCTGGAGTTTTTGTCTCTGGTGGTTCTGGTTTTGGTGGTGGTTTATATACGGGTGGTTCTGGTGGTTCCTGTTCTAATACAATTTGATTTCTATCATAATCAATAGCAGTGTAATATGGTGTGCCTGCATCACACAAAGTCATTATGCCCTTATCATCTTCTTCTTTTAAATTTACATTTTCCTGATTGTCTTTGTGTGCCTCAACGCATCCAGGAATATTGACAATAGGAGTTCCCACCTCCATGGTAACAGGAGGCGCAGCAGGTAATGCCATGGGTGGATCTGATGATAACCACTCTGGTACATCATAGATTACAACGTCACGTATTCTTATATCATTGAGTCGAATATCAGGAATAGGCATTATTCAATCAAGGTGCCGTATGTCCTTCTGATTTCTCTTAACTCCTCAAAATCTTTTTTCTTGGTGCCACCATCATATTCCCAAGCATATCCTTCAGTAATCATTTGTTCGTTGAGCGACAGATCCCCGTCACCAATGTATAACCACCCCAGAAGACGACCGTACTTGCCGACGCCACCAACAAGTTCAGTCCTAATAACAAGGTCATCATCACCAGCCACAGCACCTTCCAGTTTTTCTTTGAGCCAGTTAGTTGCGTCGATTCCAAGGGCTTTCTCCTCTAGGTTACGGGTACGTTTCTCAGGTGTATCAACACCAGCAACTCTTACTCTTTCCTTTTTATAAAGATCAAATCCAAGATCAATAGTGACATCAATCGTGTCTCCATCGACAACTCTATTAATCTCAACTACTCGGAAGTTGTAACACGACTTCCTGCTCGGTGGAATCATAGCGCCCATAATCGATCTCCTTTGAATCTGCGTCTTGTGGCATCGCAACGATAATACCAATAAGAGTTACCACTGCACCAATAACAGCAGATGCTCTCTGAATCCAAATCTTATTTTCTAGAACTTTTTGTTCAACTTGTTTAAGTTTTTCTTCTGTTCTATCGATACGTTGATGGACCATTTCAATTCGACGAATCGCGTTCTCTAACGTACTATCAATTACAGAAACATCTTTTGTTTCTTCTTCAAGAGCAATAATACGTTCGCGATAACTTTCAATCTTACTTTCTAATACAGCAAGTTTGGCATCTTGTTCTGAATCTTTATTCGTCAGATCGCTCATCGTTCATTTCATCAAAAGCCATACGCATTATATAGACAATATAGTATGTCACACCCAATAAAAGTATTATAATAGAGATAATTACACTCCAAGTTGGGTCACTTATATCATGTAAAGGTCTCAAAAATAAGTTCATTAGCAATCATTAAATACGGACCCAACTTCAGACCCAAGTGCTTCTCCTGCAGATTGACCTAGAAGACTAACCCATCCCGCTGCCAACCATCCAACATAAGGAATGTTCATGACTGCAGGAGCAAGAAGACCTGTGCTAATTGCGGTTCCTGCCATCGCACCTTGAGATCGTGCGCCAGCGTCCGCCACGATACACTCTACGTCTTTTGCAGACTTTCCCTCTGCTAGCGTTCCAGCACCTCCCATATTACGGGTGCCTTCCATCGTGTATTGATCATGACGATATTCACTTCTCTTTTCAGATCCACCACCAAAAAAACCTCTCTTGTCTTTGTCAAGATTAAGGGATCTTGATGACTCTAATACTTTAGGATCATTTGCTTTATATTCTATCGTATACCCTTCCTTACCTGCAGTAATCGAGTAAGAAGTATACGGACCATGTGGGATGTTAATAGTAGGGACCTGAACAACAGGTTCGGGTTCGGGTTCGGGTGGTCGTTCAGTTAAATGCCCTAAGACACCGATGTGTGCAACAGCAACAACACCACCAATACTAATAGCAGCCCATTTGATACGTGACATGATTACCTCTTAGGTTCAATAGCAGGTGCAACAGGAGGTTCTTCTTTCTTTGCTGGTTTTGAATTTCCGTTTCCATTACCACCCGACTTAGCAGGACTGAGACCGAAGGCAGCTAAAGATCCAGAGAACACCGAAGCAATAAATGTGGGATCGAAATCTAAAATCTTTTGACCGTTAGGAAGTCTAACGTAACTAAATGTGAGAAGAGAGGCAGACCAAATAAGTACTACGACTTTCACTAAATTACCAAGAACTTCACTTTTATCTTCACCATGGTCTTCCTTCTCTACTTTGGGCTTGATATCTGCCATTAGTAGAGTGGCAAGGCAACTCTATTTAGAAAGGTATCCGTTTTCAACCAACCATTCACGGGTCATAGGTGTGGGTTCATAGTCATTCCACATCGTACCATCAGCACAAGACTGCAGTGCTTTCATTGTCATTCCCTCAGTCTTACCTGCCCAGGTTGCTTCTTTCTCCCAGGGGATAGCAGCAGGTTGGAATGCATATGTTCTCCGTGCCATCTCCTGCCAGATCATAGGGACATCTTCCTCATTCATGATAATAGCAATCATGTTGTTCTCAATCGTTCCTGCCATGCAGTCCTGAGCAGCGTGCCATCCTTCATGACGCATCACACTCATGAGCACATGAGGACGCTTCATGAAAGTTTTATTGAGGAAGAAGTTATTGCCTACAGTATGATAAACTCCACGATGTCCGACAGGAAAATATTTTTCTTCTGCTAAAAACACGTTAACTCCGACCTGGTTAAGGGAGACAAGCATAGAGTTGAACTCGTTAGCAATAGAATAAAAATCATCAGTATTGGGATACTCACTAGAAATATCCAGAAGACTAAAGACTTGTTTGACTCCATCGGTACACTCTCTAAGTAACATGCACCCCATAGAATGATTACTATAGTATTCATCCTGTTTGATCGGGTCAGCAAGCACAGGAGCAGCAATTGATGCTACTGCCAGCAAACTCATAATAATTTTTTTCATCAGAAGGGAATAGCAGGACCAGTAGTAGAGGGAACAGCAGGAATAGCACCACCAGTGGCACTAGGAAGTTCAGGCATAGAAGCGTCTAACATACCAGGAAGTGCTTCTGCGATTGCCTCTGTTGCTGCCGTGATAATTTTTTCTTTCATACCTCCGATGATAGGATCTTTCTGTGTATACAGATAATATCCACCACCAATAATACCAGCAGTTCCCACAAATGATAGAACTGCCAAAACGTTAATTACTTTTTGCATAATAAGCCTCGTAATACTTTACAATACCCGCAGTGTGCATGTTACCCTGAGATACCCAGTCTTGAGCACACTCATAGATTGATTGACTGGAGTATTTAGGACGTGCTCCCTCCATTTGACCACCAAACTTAGAGAGTAAAACTTTGAGTGCTTGCTCTCTAACCTTCATTTTCTGATCACTGTAGCGCCAATCATCGATGGACATTTTCTGAACCGCCTTGAAAGTTTTCGGATCCACCAATGGGATCAAGTTGAACAGTTGTGGCACCACTCTTGGTTGCCATTTCATACATTACCTGATGAATGTCCTCAGGTTCAATAGAATAAGTTTCTTGGTGCTGCTGATGTTTAATGTGAGTTTCTTGGTGCTGCTGCTGTTTAATGTGAGTTTCTTGCTCCATATAATCTTGATTGGCATCAGAGACAGGAGCAGGACCGAACCACTCATCATCTTTAAGGACTCTAGGGGCAGGGACACCAACATACGATCCATACCCTTGGGTAAAATGTCCAGGACCACACTCTTGAACAGGTGCTTCTAGTTTGTCACAATCAATAATATTCTCGTCAATAGCACATTCAACCTTGTCAGATTTGGGTCCTAGAATGTCCTTGAGAGCGTCTGTAAGAGTCTTAATCATACCAACACCAGTTTCTTTGAGTAGTTATAAGAGTAAATTTCTCGATTGCCCTTGATACCCCATCCTAACCAGTAGTAGGCTGGAACCATATACTGTCGGACAGTTTGTCCACCGCCCTCAAACATAGGAAGATACTTCTGGAAGATGTCTTCGTTAATCATGTAACGAGTTTGACCTTCTAAGCTACTGGGGTCACAATTATACTTCTGACAGAAAAGACCTAACCCCAGATAACGATTCTCAGTGGTCCACTGAATAAGTCCGTACCCACCCCGATGACAATCAGAGTAAGGAACTCTAGCCCCTCCCTCGCAAATGTTGGAATGGAACTTACTTTCCTGTTTAATATTTCCCAGTATCGTTGCCAGAGCATTTTTATCCGCGATTTTAGTTTTGTCTTGAAGTTGTTTAAGGACATATTGTTCTTCGGGTGTGCAGTCAATACACTTCCAAGTAGGAACATATGGTTCCACAGGAATGGGTTCCACAGGAATGCTTACAACATCATTCACTTCAGTCTCAACTTCTACAGCACTGGTGGCACATGAAGCACCGATAAGTGCTACGGAAACGAAGGCAGCGATCCGTCCAAACATTAAAAAGGGGGTTGCGAGTACCCCCGAATTGTAGGTTATTCAGTTGTATTTGTCAAGCAGCTGGAGGTGTATATACAGGTTGCATTAGTCCTCCACCTGGTCCATTGTCATCATCATCAACATTTCCATCAGTCAATAGGGCAGCAAAGATAAACCCTCCTATCATGGAAGCTGCTATGAGTAATAAGTCGTTCACCATACACCTGGAATGATTTGTCCAGTTACAGCATAGGAACCCAATGCTGCAATAATGCCGAGCATTGCTGCCCATCCATTCAATCTTTCATTCTTTTCGTTAAATCCCATTGTTTTTCTCCTGTTGTGTTTTGTTTTTAATAGTGATTCTGCCTTTACCTCTCAGGTATTCGATCTGAAACTCTAGTTCATCATCGTGCCCCCAACAGAGTTCTTCATATAGGGCATTTAGTTTCTCCATGTCTTCATAGAGAGCATTTGGATTGGACATATTAACTAG